AGATTCATACTCATAGTTGGTAACACCTACATTTGTATCTGTAACAGTGCTCATTCTTCCTAGAGCACCATCATAAAAAGTAATAGAGTAATCAGAAGGGACTTCAAGTCCCTTTTTTAATACTGTATAATTGTTACTTGAATCCTTCACTTCAATAGATTCATAGTGGTGGATGTTATCATAGTTAGTGACTCCATATTTCTTATTCATATAGAGTTCAAAAGTTCTGTTGCTCATTGGCCATTCATCTTGAATGTTAATGATGTTGTTTGACAGCAGAACTATCCAATCATAATTTGGATTGTTATAGATTTTATTAGCAACATTATCAGGTCTCTCATCACCAACAATTTGATACTTGGTGAAGTTTGTTAAGTCTTGGAATAACTTATTACTAAGTTTTACTCTCTTAAAGAGATTTTTTACTTCTGTGTATGAGGATATATTCTGCTCACTAGGGATCCTATTGACATACTCAAGATTGGGAAGGTAAGAAAAGTAGTTTGACATTTTTAGTAACCCATGTTTCTGTGTTTATCGAATGATCCAATAGCATCATCACTTGAATCATCAAACTCATCAGCATAGATTGGTTCAAGTTCTCCAAAACTCATTTGAAGATCATAAGCTGTCAATGAACCAGTCTCATTGTATGTCATATAAGTTCCATCAGGTGTATAGTTCACATTAAGATTGGTCATTGCCATTGGTTTGAATACATTTAAATAAGGATGTATTGCACCAGCGTTTTCACCTTTAGCGTTATATATGTATTCAACAGTGAATACTCTAGGAGTTAGTAAGAAAAGATTAGAAGTAGATCTTTGAACTGCCATGTTCTTTTTGAACACTCTAATAATTTGTCTTATCTCCTCTGATTCTTTTGCTGACCTTGGTGTAAATCTAAAGTTAAAGTTAAAGGTACGCAGGTTAGGACCTTTGAAGAGAAGTTCAAGATTAGGATTGAGTGTCACACCTGCAGTTCTACCAAGAATGTTTGCACCAACTGCTTGTCCAGCAAAGTATGCAGTCAATGCTGGTCCACTTGCTGGATCACTTAACATTGCAGTTAAGTCATTTCCTATATCTTTAATTGCACCTTGTGCTGCCTCACCCATTTTTTCAAGATTACCAAAATTTCCTAATGCTTCTATCCCTCCCACAGCAGCTCTACCAGCAATCATTTGAAGTGGATTTAAGTTATCACCACCCCAACTTACAGCATTTGATTCAGAGAAATTAGGTTGCATAGGGAGAATCACAGTCTCCTTCTTCTTAGAATCTTTAATTAATCTTTGCTTTGCACTTTGTCTGCTATTAAGTGTTAGTGCTTGCCTGCCTCCAGCAGTATATTCATATGCAGTAATTCTTATGAAGTCATAACCTAAGTCAGGTATATCTAAAGGATATCTTAGAAGATCTTTACCTTCAGGTATTGCTCTACCTTTTACATTTGCAACATTGAAATCACCACCTGGTGAAACAGTTACCTTATCAGGGTCAGTGTTTGGATTGTTAGCAGTTGATTTGTACTCCTCAGTTTGACGTAGTGCTTGATATTCATCATCAGGAAGCACTTGTTTTCCAAGAGATAAAACATCAAATCTTGTTTGCTTTGTTACTCTTTCCTCTTGACCTTGAGCACCATCTGGATTACCAGCACCAAAATATTTTGCATTCAGTGTTGGTGAGTTATGTGTTTCTGACCCATCAGAATTAACTGTACGCATCAAGGTCTCTGTTGTTGTTCTACCTTGACCAACTCCTGATGTTGTTTTTTCAAAATATTGAACTTCGCCAGTTTTTATATTTGTTCTTACAATTACATTGCCTTTTGTTTTATCAATTGAGTTATCAGGATCATCATACTTATCAAGGCGCAGTGTATGCTCATATACATTATCACTTTTCTTTTTCCAATTAGTGTTGTTATTAGTAGATGGCATTGATCATCCTTGCATTTAAGTATTTATTAGGAAATGTTGAGTTGGAATAGATCTTGCATCTCTTAATTCAAGAGGATAAACCACATGCAAGTTGCCAATAATTTCATTCCAAGTATAGTTTCTAAACTTACCCCAATGATAATTCAATCCCCTAAATCCCCATCTATCTACTGATACACAAGCAATCAGTGGGTTTTGATCATACTTTATTCTTGGTGTCTTTGGTTGATATACAAAGGTGTAGTATCTACCAACATCAGGAACAACTTCTGTCTCTGTCAGCACCTCAAGAAGAGCTACCATTCTATCATCAGCAGATGACTTATTAATGATGTCATCTACAACATACTCTAATCTATTTTCTGCGCTTTCTAGATACTCCTCTTGTTCCATAGTTCTTCCTAGTGTAATGTTTTTCTGGGAAGATTTGATTCTCCGTCATTATCTGAAACTCAATTCCATTATCTTTGGCAAACTCAGATGCTGCTTTCCACTTGGCTTTATTTATCTCAAAAGTTGCACATTCATACAAGTATGATTTTGTGACTCTACTTTTCTTTTCAGGTGGTCTTGTTTGATGGTCAGGTTTGATTTCTATGATATATCTTTTTCCATCTGTCTTTTCAATTAAGAAGTCAGGGTAGTATCTATGGACCTTTCCATCAGCAGGTGATACATATGGGATTGAAAACTCTTCACTTGCCCACTTCTTGATGCTAGGATTAGTATCACACTCTTTACAAAACCTTCTTTCCCAAGAACTTCTACAGATAATATTGTCAGGGTTCCCCATATACTTGTTGGGGTTGGTGGGTTTATATTTTGTCTTTATACTTTTTCCCACTTCCTGTCTACATAGTAATAGTAATTAAGTTTATTTATAGATGGCCGCTGATTCTGGCACAAGAATAGGTAACTACAAGTACAGTACAAATCAATTGATTACAAGGTTGATGCAGTCAGCAACAACCTCAAATTACTTCTTGTCAATTAATGCACCTGCACCTGTATTAACCTATATTGAAAGAAAGAAAAGAATTGGAATTGATAGAAATTTTAAAGAGAGAATTAATCTCTCATGTATTGATGCCTCACTTCCTGGTTCCTCATTTGCCACACATGATGTGAAATCTGATTTTATGGGTGTCAGTGAAAAGATGGCATACAGAAGGATGTATGATGAACAAATGTCAGTATCAATGATTGTTGATCCTGAGTATAGAACTCTGCACTTCTTTGAAGGATGGATGGACTATATTGCTGGTAAAGAAATAACTGATAGAGGAAACAACGAAACATATAAGAAGTCTACAAATGGATTCAGGATGAACTATCCTGATGGTGATAATGGTTATAGATCAAAAAGTGTAATTGAATTGTATAAATTTGAAAAAGATATTACAACTCGTCAGAGTATCAAGTACACTATGGTTGAGGGATTTCCAATCTCAATGAATGCTATGGAAATTAGTTATGGACCAACTGATCTTCTTAGACTGACAGTGAACTTCTCATTCGTCAGATATGTAACTGAACCCTATAGTGACATTGCAACCACTAATGATGGATTATCTTTGAACTTTCTTGATCAGAATGGTCAATTTACTTTACCATCTCAAAACATTGCCTAAATATTCACACTGATTTTTTTATAGGATATTATGCCTTTACCAAAAATTGTAACACCAACATTTGAGTTGGATTTGCCTTCATCAGGAAAAACAATTAAGTATAGACCCTTCCTTGTAAAGGAAGAAAAACTACTTGTGATTGCACTTGAGTCAGAGGACTCTCAGCAAATCACTTCAGCAATTAAAGCAGTCATTTCTGATTGTATTTTGACAAAGGATGTCAAGGTTGATCAGTTGCCAACATTTGATATTGAATATCTCTTCTTGAATATCAGAGGTAAATCTGTAGGAGAGGTGGTGGATGTTAATATCATTTGTCCAGATGATGGTGAGACTGAGGTAAAGGTATCAATCAATCTGGATGATATCCAAGTTATCACAAATGAAAATCATACCAAGACTGTGAAACTTGATGATGTATATTATATGGATATGAAGTATCCTTCTCTTGATCAGTTCATCAGAAACAACTTTGAATTTGAAAGTCCTGACTTAGATCAATCATTTGACCTTATTGGATCCTGTATTGATAAGATCTATAGTGAGGAAGAAGTGTTTTCTACTGGTGATGTAAGTCCTCAGGAAGTAAGAGAATTTCTTGAGCAGTTAAATTCTTCTCAGTTTAAAGAGATTGAGAAATTCTTTAGCACAATGCCAAAACTTTCTCACACTATTGATGTGAAGAATCCAAAGACCAAGAAAAAGAATAAAGTCACATTGGAGGGACTCTCAAGTTTTTTCGCATAGGCATGGCACATATGGATATGATGTCATACTATAG